ATGTTCGTGAGTGATACCTACGGGTTCATATACTTACATGTCCCAAAGACAGCAGGACTATCATTAAGATTAGCACTAAGAGGACTAAATGGTCAGTGCTACGTAGACTACCCGCGGCTCCACCTTAACTCAACTGAGCTTCGCCTGACTGTAGGCAATAAAAGGTGGAACAATTACTATAAGTTCGCTTTTGTACGCAACCCTTGGGATTGGAACGTCTCACTATTCAGATTCCTGATGGAGAATCCAAGATGGTTACATCTAGACCAGTATTATAAAGAGCTACCAAGAGATCAGTTAAACGAGTTCGTTGAGAACCTGAGAAGAGGTGGGCTAGACTTCTGGATAAGAAACAGTAAGTGGCAGTACTATACACCAACAAAGGATAAACCTATAACCCAAGTATCGCCATATGACTGGATTAAGAAACCTGACAGGGCTGAAATAAACATATTCCAATTTGAGAAGATTGACGAGAGTATGAAGAAAGTTAGTAAAGAGATAGGCACTAATATAGATATGCCTTTCTTTAACACTAGTATGCACGAAGACTACAGAGAATACTACAGGAAAGACTTGGTAGACTATGTGCACCAGTGTAATATAGAACTAATACAAGACTTTAAATACGAGTTCGGATATGGGACAGACTAACAAACCAGTAGATGTATTCAAGCGCGTTAACATGCATGACGGAGACAAAGATGTTTGTTGGGAATGGAAGGGCAAGCTTAACAAGAAAGACGGAAGACCGTACTTCCGAGTGGACGGACTTGCAAAGGCGGCTTATGTGTACTCACTTGAACTCTTTTCGGGAGAACCCTCTGATGGACGTCACGCACTCCACTCCTGCGATAACGAAGTATGCTGTAATCCTCACCATCTTAGGTGGGGCAGTCATGATGATAACATGGCTGACATGAAAGAACGCGATCGAGCTGGTGTGAACAAAGTAGTAAGGGCAGCTATACGAAAACTCCTGACTGAGGGCAAATCACATAGAGAGATCGCAAAGTTATATGGACTATCAAAGGGGACAATTGGAAACATACAGGCTGAAGCACGGAAAGAAGATAATGACTAAAAGTGTGTGGGATATTAGAAAACATGCCGCAGGAAAAGCATTACTCCTGATGGTAGTACTGCTATTAGTTATGTGTGGCTGTACATTACCTATAGCAATCAGAACAATAACAATAACAGCCAATGGTACAAGCTATATAACAACTAACAAGACACTAAGTGATCACGGACTGTCCTACATACTTGATAGCGACTGCTCAATGCTAAGGGTTATGTCAGAGAAACCAATATGCAAAGAACAAAAAGACTTGACAAACTAAGATATGATTAAATAAATAGTGCTCCGAAATTAGTTTCCTCAAGTCCACATGACTTGAGGTAAATAGGCCACGGCCCCCTACTGTACTCCGGTGGGGTCTTGGTGCCTCCCTGAACTAAACTTGGCCCCGGTTACAAAAAGCAATTCTGCCCTGCTGTAGCCGGGGCTTTTTTTTACGTCACTAACCTGTGCATTTGACACAAAGTAGTTTGTGTGCTACACAGGGTTAACACTCTAATAAAGGAGTATAAAATGGCTGATGTCATCAATGTTGCAGATAGATTTGGTACACACACATTCCACGAAGATCATATCATTCCGAACGCAAAACCGTTTACACCACGCGAAGACGAAAGTGATCTATACTTCCCAGTATATGAAAGAGATATAAGCTTCGCAGGAAAGAATGACAACTACGAAGTAGATTCACACAAAGCAATTGTCCGTGTAATGCCTGATGGAGCGCCAAGAGCAATTGGTATCGTCGGGAAGAAGTATAAACTAGTGACGATGAAAGAACTTTGTCACTCTGCTGAAGGGGCTCTACTGGAGGCTATGTCGGATGAGCAACTCAGAGGATGTCAAGTTACTGAATCAATGGCGTATCACGGTGGAATGCTGTTCAAACAATATGTATTCCCGACTATATCGGACGATCTTGGAACTTCATCCAAATCTTCTGTCGCCTTTAGAACAATCATTATTAATGGGTATGACGGTACATCGTCATTCAAGTTTTACAATGGAGCAATCGACTTCTTCTGTTTCAATGGAATGGTCACAGGAGTATTCGATATGACAATACAACGTCATACATCTGGCTTCAAGATCCCTAACATGGTAGACAAGATCAAGTCTTCAATAGATATCTTCTATAACCAAGCCGAAACGTATAAGCACTGGCACGGTAAAGAGATAAGTGATGAAGATGCTAAAGAATGCTTCGAAGCTATGCCAGGTGTATCAGAACGTAGAACTGAACAACTACTACATCAGTTCCATATAGAGTGTATGCATCATGGAAGGACCGTATGGGCTTTATATTCAGCCGCTACATTCTACGCAACACACTCAAGCGGTTCATTCAAAGTAAGAGAGACCGCTAACGATCATATAGCTGCTACACTAAACAATAGAGAACGCCAAGTCCGATCTTGGGTAGAGACTGACCAGTTCCAACAGATCGCAGCATAAGGATAACATAACATGAAAGCTAGTATACTTGCAAGTCTATTTGGGAAGAGAAAGATAGAAATAGAACGACAGATTGACGAGCTTCGTTCCGATCTTTACGCCCAATTCATCCCTGATCCTGACAAAACAAACTCAAAAAATGTAGTTCTATACGAACTACACAAAGCCATGTGTAACTTCATGGTTAGTAATGACTTAAACTCTGAATGGAAAAAGAAATACGACAATACAAAAGCCAACTTAGATATAAACTGCCGAGAAGCAGGAATTGAAACAGAAATAGATGCTGGAAGCACAAAAGTATTAATAGATAATAGAGTGTTTAAGTTCGAAAAGAAAAGGAATGAGGATGGTGTAATAGTATCATCCAAAGACATGAGTATAGAACTGGCAAAGCTTGGTATAGATAAGGAAATCGTGAACAAAGCTATCAGTGCTGCAACAAAACCGAAGAAGGGCAATACCTACTACAAAGTGTATTGTTCAGATGAATGACCTTTAATCCTAGAAATCCAAGAAAAACGGAACCAACACAAGTTTGCGTAGTGCAAGGGTTCAGAAAATACTGGCTGCTGATAACAAACTATTTCAAACCTTCCTCCTGGGGGACAGCCTCTGTGGTTGCGCCAGCCAAGGTAATCTCTAAGGCTGCGCCAGCCACAAAAGAGGACGAGTACGGGGAATTTTATTTTCGCCATACCATACTAGATCAACTCGGCAGGTATTTTGTCATCCTCAAGCGCATGAAGCACGGGGACAAAGAGGCATATGACTTATACTCACGACTCGGCGCATATATATTACCGGAGAGGTCGAACGGATTCGGAGAGTATGAACGCGAGGTTTTAGAACCACGATGGCTTGAACTTCGCCCTTCCTTTGGAATGGTGTTGTACGGCAGTCGCTCCCAAGAGGTGAAGATAGATAAGGAAAAGAAATTCTACGTTCCTTTTGCGGTTTATTTTAATAAGTACCGCTTGGCTAGAGCGCCGACTATTGTGCAGCCTGTCAACAGCGGGGATGTCTATCGTTGCACCGTATACTGGGACACGTTTCACGGATCAAGGGACGGCGGCACTCCAACTGAATTTGCCCTTAATGTTTCTCCTAGCGGAGAGGTCCATATACTAAAGGTTCTTGAAAATAAAAACATTAAAGTCCGGGCGAAAAAAGGTAAGGGTAGAGGATCTACATTTACTGTTCCGCAAAGGAGTTGGGGCGTACCATCTTTTTTTGAAGACTGGGCTGAAGAGAACGGCAAAGACGTACAGTCATTTCTAGCGTCAATTTTTATCCAAACCGCGAATGCTCAAATAGCTGCCGCCGATTCAATGATAAAGGTCAGTGCATACAAGGGCCGGTTAGCCGCCATATTTAGCGTTAATGTCTTACGAACACCCTATTTTTTTAAAGACCGTGATTTATGTGTAGACCACAAAGGGAATAAGAAGAAAATATTCCACATAGTCAGAACACATGTCAGGAAAACAGGAAGTATTGTTCGAACACATTTCCGGGGTATTCGGGAATTTAATTGGGAGGGCTACAAAATAAAAATAACGGTCCCTGGATGGCACCATGTAAACACACACAACTTAAATATCGGAGCAACAGACGAGGAGCATATAGAGAATAGCAAGGACTATATAGACATGGCTGCGTTAGGGAAAACCCTGAAAGGGCTTGAGGAAGACAGCGTGGGTGGCTTCAGACGATGGTACCGTTTTGGGAGAGGAGGCAATGATGACTGATTCACCAATCAGACTCACGTCTATCGAAGAAATGTCAGACGATGAGATCAGCGCCCGACTTAAAACCATTCGTAAAGAAAGAATGAAACCTGTTCGACAGTTCGAAGAGGTTCAAGCTATAAGGAGACAAGCGAACAAAGATAAATCGTTGGAAAGATTGGATAAGAAACTGGAACTATTCGTTAAATGCGACGAACGTGTTATGAAAGCGTTAACCCAACTAGAAAAGTACGCCCATGAAATCCGCGTATTAAGATTGGAGGTATTAGAATGAGTGACATCCACGACTGTTCATTGCATATCATAATGGCAGGTACTATACTAACAGGGTTTAGATTCATAGGACCATTCCATACTTACGAAGGAGCAGATCGTCAGTCGAATGACATAGATGAGACCTCATGGATTTTAACATTACATCCACCAAGTAATCTATCCGAGACCAGCAAAGACGACATTCTTACGAAGGAGCAGATCGTCAACTTTATTCGCGATAAATACGGAGAGATTCCAAATGAAAGCTCGTGAAGTAAGAGAACTTATCGGGAAAGACACCGATCCTCGTGTGGTCAGAGTGTTGGAAGGACTAGCTGAAAGCCAGAATGTACTAGGACAACAGCTAGCAGCCCTGACTGAAGTCGTAGATGGCATGATAGACGTGGTCGCCAGTACACAAACCGTTGCTGTGAATATGAAGAACTTATTGGAAAGGGTAGATAAGAGGGGAACCCAAGGAGATGGCCCAGAATCATCCACAATTTAACCTAGTCTCTATTACGACTAGAAAGACCAACGAGAAAGATAAAGCAGAACTGATTCCATACGATCACACTAAATGCTCTAACATTAATACTTGCCCTACATGGGGAGTAATTAGATACTCTCTCCACAAGAAGATGGAAGGAGCAAGTCGTGCAATGGCTCTTGAAGCTGGAGCAGCAGCACATGAAGGGTTCGCAGCAGTTAAGTGGTATCAATTCCACTCTAAGCAAGCTGTAACTACTACATTGTCACGTATAGCAGAGAACCAGGGCGCTCGTATCTTTGGTGAAGATAGGTTCGAACGCATGAAGAACACACTATCAAAGACTGCAAACGAGAGAACTAATGTCATCAACTTCACCTTGGAAGCTCTGTATAGCAGCGACTTCTACGACGATCCAAATAACCGCAACAGAACCGTTTCAAATATCTCTGACTCACTCATCGCCTATATCGATAGATGGCACATAGATAGATATCCGATCTGGATCAGAGATGAGGAAGACCCCTACTCTGATTTGGGTATCGAAATACCATACGATATACGAGTGGACGTTGTTTATTCCATCGGGAGTGGACGAACTGCCAAAGAACATCACAAGGCTATTCGATACACCGGCAAGATCGACGGTCTCGGATGGGATGCGCCAGGCGTGCTCATCTCTATGGAAAACAAGACCGGCGCTAGAATTGATGATGCTTGGCTTGCCCAGTGGATCTTATCCCACCAGATCACAGGTTACAACGTCGCAGCAACTACATTCACTGGAGTGGAATGTACTAGGGCATTCGTAGAAGGTATGAAGATACCATTAGGCAAAGTAGTCTCTGATGGTATCAGAAAAGAAGCAGTAAATAGATCACAGACAATGTTCTCTAAATGGGTAGAGTGGCTTATACACACTGTTGAGATAGATGAACGCTATCGTGATCAACCACTAGATGCACCTATGTATACTCATTCTTGTAACAGATACTTTAGACCATGCTCATTTGTTCCACTATGCGCCGAAGGTGACAGAGAGCAGAAAGAGTTAATATTAGAGGAGATGATACATGATGAGTGGTCCCCGCTTGAAGACTCAGTACAAGGTTAGGGTAAGAGGTAAACTAGGAAAGTCTTTCTACGACTCTTATCATCCCGCGGCTCAGAAGTTAATGAAACGTATACCCAAATGGTTAAAAGACCCTAACCACTGGGTAGATTACCGCGAACAAAATCTTGGTGGCAACGAAGTAGAAGCAACATTGGAGTTTTGGGAAGATGGAAGAGTTACCTGAAATCAGCTTCGGAGGAGTTAAACTTGAAACGCCAAAAACAAAACAAAAACGTATATCAGCACTGCTCTGGGGTCCAGCCGGTCAAGGGAAGACTACTCTTGCTGGCACTGCGCCTGGAAGAAAACTATGGATCAACTTTGACGTTGACGGTACTAATGCTGTGTCTTATAGGGATGATGTTGCTGTATTTGATTTAGCGCCTTCTCCCAATAACATAGTAATGAAGTTTAGAAAAGGTATACCAGCAGAGGTTAGTGAAGCCATCGAGCAATACGATCCAGATACTATAGTAATCGATTCACTAACAAACTTTGGCGAGAAAGCACTTGCTCATGGTATCATCGAAGCACAGGGTACATCAAAAGGACGCAAGGCAACCATCGAAGACCCAGGCTATGCAGGATATGGCAATAAGAATGTCTGGACAAGACTTATAGTTAAGAACTTCTTAGAAGAAACAGCAAAGTTAAATAAGCATGTTATCTTCATCGCTCACGAAGACAAACCTTTAATGGACGATCAAGGCATCGTACTCTATATATCTATTATGTTAGGAAGCTCACTGAACGCACAGGTTCCGATCGACTTCTCGGAAGTGTGGCACGTTTCCGACACAGGTAAAGAACGACGCATTGCCATTAGACAGTCGAGAAGCCGTAGACCGATGAAGTCCCGAATGTTTATCTCGTCAGGAGACCCTGAGTTCGTCTGGAACTACGATGCAGACACAGATGAAGGTTCGGGAATATCTGACTGGTATGATCAATGGTCATCCAATGACGGGAAGAAAATAGAACTTCCCACTAAGTAAATAAGAAACTAACTACTACATATAGTGTGTAGTAGTAGACGCTGCTACTAAGTCTTGGGGCTGGACTTTGTAGCGGATTACCACTACTATGTTCAGTTCCAAAAACCTGAAACGTGTAACACAAAGGACACACAAAATGGCAGACTTTCAAGACCTCGGTTCCATTATCGAGTACAGTGTAGACTTATCTAAACAAGACGCCCCCGAGCCTCTTCCCGCTGGTGAGTATACAGCGCAGGTTCGCTCCGCTATGCAGAAGACCTCCCAACGAGGCACACGTTACGGAGAAGTAGCTTTCCATATCAGTTCGGATCAGTACCCGCCTGATTTCACGGAAGGCAACCCAGATGGTACAACCATTATGTATCGTAGGGTATCCCTTGAGGACAACGCTCAAGCACGTTACGGTACTAAGCGTTTCATCGAAGCGTTAGGTGCACCACTGGGGAAAAAGATAGATGTCAACGATTGGGTCGGCTCAGAAGCTGCTGTCGAAGTTGGTAGCGAAACCTGGGAAGGTACGCCCCGCGCTGTCATCACTCGCGTTCGGGCAACTTAGCCTGGACTGGAATAGAGGTAGTGTCTTGAGTTGACACTGCCTCTTTTCTATAGTACATTGTCTCAATCATCAACCAGCCAATGAAGGGGTATACCTAATGGCAGATGACGCACCAAAACGTAAACCGCAAAAGGCTCGCAAGGTCATTATGGTGATCAAGTCGCGTGCTGGCGACCAAATCGACAAGCATGATATTGAAGTGCTTGGTGCCACACGGGACGGAGCAACGGCTCTTGAACTTATGGAGTCTAATCCTGGCGCGACTTACATTACGGTAGATGCTGTCTCGTAAGACGGTACGCAGAGACAAAATCAGCAATCGGGCGGCATTCGAAGGGGTGCCGCCCTTTTGCTATTCTACTGCGACACACAACATAATACTCATAGGTACACAATGCGAATTACAATCATTGGGTCTACCTATTTCCACAAACAGTGGAGAGAAGTGGAACGGAGCTTAACGCTACAAGGACACAGAGTTGATGGATTGATAGAACAGTCTACGAAAGATATAGTTGAAAACGACCCCAAGGCTGTTGCGGGATCGATGATAAGAATGGAAGCAGTTCAACTATCAAAGATAGTATACTGCGACTGTGTTTATGTACTTAACGTAAACGATCTTATAGGTGAGGGAACGGCACTTGCGGTAGAGTTTGCTGCTTCATTAGATAAGGATATTGTATTTCATTCAGACGCAGATGGAGGTTATCCACATGATATCCCTGTATTTGCTTATCAAATGAAGCTCAGTCCTGAAAGTGAAGAAGACTCCGAAAACAATAGTGCTTGACACACAAAAGAAAGTGTGCTATGAGACACAACTTCGATTGGGTAACTGATTTCTGCAAGAAATGTGGAAAGTCTTTCAAACAGACAATCGATAAAGAAGTCGATGACTGCATTGAGGAGAACAACATATATGGCATCACACACAAAATTGCCAGAAAACAACTATTTTCACAGATACGAACCGCCGCTAAAAGTGACAATCCCACGCCCAACTGAGATACCACGCGCAAGAGGAGTTATGTCAACCGGAAAGTACGGTGGCAATCTCCGCATCCGTTGCACCAATGCCGAATATGATATGGCTAAAGAGATAGCTGACTCTCTAGGACTTACTTTAGCTGGATTTGGTAGGTGGTGTATAGTTCGTTGTGCAATGGCTTTGAAAGAGCATAGGGATAATGAATCAGATAATATCGAAGCAGATGGAGCTTGATGCTACACAGAAAGAAGCAGTACGTGCTTGCACCTCACCCGATAACAGGATCGTAGCTGTAACTGGTCAAGCAGGAACAGGAAAGACTACGATACTAAAACAAGTCTATGAGTTCTGGAAGAGACAGAATAAGGAAGTTGTACTAGCAGCACCAACAGGAAAAGCTGCAAAACGTATTAAGGAGCTAACAGGTATACCTGCTATGACGTTTCACCGTCTCCTTGAATACCCAATGCCTGGAGAAATAGATGAAAAGACAGGCAAGGCACTTATTTCATCAGACCCTAAGTGCGACAGAAACAAACCAATTCCTTATGATGTTATACTTGGCGACGAGTATGCTATGGTCAATCATGAAGTACATCGTAACCTTCTTGATGCTATGCGTCCTGGGAGTCTTATACGCATGTTTGGAGATGCTAATCAATTGTCTCCGATCGAGAGTGCCAAGTCTCTTCAGAACAGGCCGTCGCCATTCATGAACATGTTAGACAAGTTTAATGGTGTCTGGCTAACTAAGATACATAGACAGGAAGAAGGCAGCGACATTATATCAAACGGTGATCTGATCATACGTGGTGGAATGCCGAAGAGAAGTAACACATTCATTCTTGATATCACAGATGATCCTGTAGTCGTCATATGTAATAGAGTCCTGGCTGAATTAGATGACGTAGATGACTTTGGCAATATAAAAGATGAAGCTGTAGACTTTACAAGTATTCATAATCAGATAATATCCTGCACTAAGAAGGGATGGGTTGGAACAGAATCTCTCAACGCCCAGATTCAATCATTAGTACAACCATCAGGTAGAATGTACTGGGAACTCGAACGCCATCAATGGGATGAAAGATCCCATCTTCGTATCTTTGAAGGAGACAAGGTTGTTATGATGAAGAACAACTATGGTCTTGAAGTGTTTAATGGAGAGACTGGTATTGTCTCGAAGATAGATGATCAAATGGGGATCGAGATAGACTTTGGAGATAAGGTCACTACTATACCAACAATTCAAGAGTACGAAGATAGACATGGTTCTAAGTACTTTAATCCTCAGAAAGATATAGACCTTGCATATGTAATCACAACACACAAATGTCAGGGTAGTGAGTACGAACACGTCATGTACGTGATGAATAAGTCAAGGAACTTTCTACTGAATAGGAAGAACTTATACACTGGTATATCAAGAGCTCGTAAGTCTGTTAGATTGGTTACAGATCAACGAGCCTTGTCTCTATCACTCTATAAGAAGGATGATAAGATAGTCAGATGACTGAAATCATAATAGTCAATGGCCCACCAGGCTGCGGTAAAGACATGGCAGTTACATACCTAAAGAAGGACATACCAAACTGTGAAGTATTTAGGTTTGCTGATCCACTCCGTAAGATATTCAGGGCCATGTTCAACTTCACAGATATACAAACATATAATCTATTGGAGAATCTAAAGGATGAACAGTCCGTCACCTTGGGATACGCAGACTGGCCTGCAAGTGATGCACCTGCAACAAGAAGCCCAAGAGAAGTTCTTATTGATATTAGCGAGAACTATATTAAGCCTATGTTTGGAGATGCTCACTTGGGTAAACTGGTGGTTAGAGAGATCAATCAAACACCGTGTAGATATGCACTCATTAACGGTGGAGGATTCGACGGAGAGGTTGAAGCTATTGTCAAAGCCTTCAGCCCAGGAAATGTCTTTATCTTACAAATCGAAAGACCAGGATGCGACTTTGATAATGACAGTAGAGACTGGATTGATTGGAAAAAATGGGGATGTAAAGGTAAGCGTATAAATAATGAGCATGAACTTGACTTATATCGCATTCAACTTTGGAGGGCTCTACGTTGGATACCAGCGTTAGAAACGAAACTGAACTCCTAAGAGAAATAACAAAACTTACAACTCAAATAGGATTGACGCTGAGTTGCCCAGGATCAGGACCACTTGAATCAAAGATACTAGTTATAGGAGAAGCTCCTGGCGAGAAAGAAGAGCAGATGAAGATACCACTTGTGGGACCATCTGGGGCTTACTTCTGGGATAAGATGCAAGAGATTGGAATCACAAGATCACAATGTTATGTTACAAATGTATGCAAGAGAGTTCTCAACTTTGGTAGGCAGATGTCTGATAAGTCTCCCATCAAGAAAGACGAAAGAGACCATTGGGAAGGACTACTAGACTGGGAAATAGATCAGTTACCTAATATAGAGATAGTCATAATACTAGGCGGAATGGCTTTACACGCTCTTGTTAACGATAGCAAGATCACTAACTGGCGTGGTTCTGTATTTAACTGTATGGTCGGCAGATCTCAGAGAAAAGTCAGTGCAATAGCCATGTTCAATCCTGCTTATATACTATACGAATCCAGGTGGGAAGTCATATATAAGTTTGACGCAAACAAGATTAAACTAGTACGCGAAGGTAAATACAAGAAGCATGTAATAAAACACCGGATTAATCTGTCATTGGAAGAAGCGCATGATGAACTTGACAGTCTTATGGATACCGATAAACCCATCGCTTTCGACATTGAGACTATTGCGAACCAAACAGCATGTATTGGCTTTGCGAATCAAGCGCATGAAGGAGTCTGCATTAATTTCCGTGGAAACACTAGTGACACGTTCTCCCTTGAAGACGAGGTTGGACTACGTAAACATATTCAAAGACTATTCTCCAAACCCGGCAAACGATTTATAGCTCAGAACGGTAACTTTGATGCTTACTGGCTTTGGTACAAAGATCGCATCCGTGTTCAACCGATTTGGTTTGACACTCTTTTGGCTCATCACACCCTCTACCCACGAATGCCACATAACTTGGGGTTCCTCACCGCACAGTATACGACTCATCCGTATTACAAAGACGAAGGAAAAGAATGGAGGGAAAATCCTGACCCTAATGCGATCAATCAGTTTTGGGATTACAACGTCAAAGATTGCGCCATCACTTACGCAGTACACGAAAAGCTCCACGAAGAACTCAAAGAACAAAAGCTAGATAAGTTCTTCTTCGATCGAGTAATGAAACTACAACCACATCTTACAGCTATGACTGTCGGAGGAATAAAAGCAGACAAAGAGTACAAAGATAAACTAGCTATTGAGTTTCAAGAAGAACTGGATAAGAAAATACAACAGTTCTATTCTATTGCCGAAAAGATAAATGGAGAACCATTGTATCCTAATCTGCGCTCTAATCAGCAGATGGCAAAGTTCTGGTTCGATGACATGAAGTTAGTCGGTCACGGTAGAAGCACTAACAAAGCGAATAGAGATAGGATGTTAGTGCATCCAGGCACTACTGATACACATGCAGAACTCATACATCTATACAACGACTTCGCAACAGACACTAAGTTTCTATCGACATATCTAAATTCAAAAGTAGATCCTGATGGAAGGATACGTTGTGAGTATAGACAGTGGGGAGTTCAGAGTGCTCCAGGTAGATTGAGTTCAGCTCAGGTCATGTGGGGTTCAGGAATGAACTTACAGAACCAACCAGAAAAAGCATACCACATGTTTGTATCTGACCCTGGATACATGTTCACATACTTTGACCTATCACAAGCGGAGGCTAGAATTGTCGCATATCAATGGAAAGTCAATGGACTTATCGAGTCATTCGAAAGAGCTAAGACAGACAATAGCTTCGATGTGCACAGAGGGAATGCCGAGCGAATCTTTAGAATCCCATATGATGAGATTCCTTCCTACGATAGAGACGATAAAGGAAGACCTACTCTCCGCTTCCTTGGAAAGCGATGTGTACACGGACTTAATTATCGTATGGGAGCCCCACTTCTCGCGGAAGTGTGTGGTATACCTATTAACCAAGCATTCGAAGCGCACGCCGCTTATCATCTCGCTTTCCCTGAAATCAGAAAAGCTTGGAAGGAAATTGCAGACGAAGTTAGAGCTAACAAAGTACTCTACTCACTCTTGGGACGCAGACTTATCATACTTGAGAGAATTACCGAGAAACTACTTGAACCAATTGTCGCATTCGTTCCCCAAAGTACTATCGGTGACAAAGTTGCTGGTTGCATATACGAGTGTCACGAAGACCCCGAGTGGCCTATTGATGCTAGAATGCTTCTAAACATACATGACGCGCTCATTGCAATACACAAGCCAGAAGACAAAGAGATAGTTCAGAGAATAATGAAGAAACATGCAGAGAGTCCGATAAAGATACGCGGACAGGACATTATCATTCCAGCAGAGATCAAGGAGAGCCATCCTGGTGAGGATGGTTTACACCGATGGAGTACAATAAACTAATGATAGGAGAGTTCTTTGATTCCGTCTGTGCCTGAAGGATCATTCATTGATCTCTACATGAAGGCCCAACAAGATAAAGAGACTGCAACTCTTTACGACTTTTGGGCTGCAATCTACTTGATAGGAGCTTGTTGTGGTCGAGATGTTATTGTGGATCGTCCTGCTAGTCCAGTTTATCTCAATTGGTATATTGTATTCGCATCGGAATCGGGCAAGACTAGAAAATCGACTGCGATTAGAGAGGTTCAAAGATGCCTTAATGGCCTTGGACACAACAATGACTACGGTCTTATCATTAGTGCTAAGACTCCACCTGAGACGCTTGAAAAGTCACTCGCTAAGCGAACAAGAGAAGTTGGTGATGCAAGGTGTAATATCATCTCTTCCGAAATGGTCACTATCCTCGGAAGAGAGGGATACATGGCGGGAATGCCTGGACTCCTTACAGACCTCTACGACTGTGCAGATAGGAGATTACCCAACAGAGACAGAGAAGGAGAACTAACTCATGCCAACGTCTTTACCACGCTTCTCACAGCTTCCACCCCAAGCTGGCTCGTCACTGCAATCAATCCGCAAGTGGTTGAAGGGGGCTTCGCATCAAGAGTTATCTTTGTTTGCGCTAGCCAACGTAAACGAGCTATTGCTTGGGGAGGGGTTTCAACCGAAAAGGTGGGATCAGATCGAATTATCGAATCTCTTGATATTGCGGGTAGAAATGCGAGAGAAGTTGGAAAAATCACCGCTAATGAGCGAGGACTTAGGCGCTTCACTCAGTGGTACAACACACGACCTTCTAGCTTCGATCCTTTCGAATCCAGCTTTGAAAGTAGAGAAGACGACCACGTCCTACGACTCGCAGCGTGTCTTGCCATTAACGATGGTTCATTCGAACTACAAGATGGGCACATTAGATCTTCGTGTCGCGCTATCACTGACATTAAGGCTAATGCCATCAAGCTCTTTGGAAGAGGAACCAGTAGCTCAAGTAGATTCGGAGACGGTATTGACGGAGTTAGAAGAAACCTAGTAAAAGCTGGGCACGATGGAATACAACACTCTAAACTCTATAACAATGTACGACGCAACATAGACACGAAAGAGTTTAAAGTCTTGATTGAAGTTATGAAAGAGTGCGGTTACATAGATGTATTCGAAGTTGGGAGCGGCACGAAGAAAAAGAAAATATATAGAGCCACACGAGCAATAGAGAGCTTGGATGTTACTTCTAACGTGTTGGGGAAAATATCCCCGCACCAATCATAGGACGCCTTTGGAGCTTGGTTAGGTCCACATCCACATCTCTATTAAAGTATGTACTTAGCTGCTTACTAGCGAATACCTCATAATTCTTTAAGAAGTGTAGCTGTTCAGCTTTAACTGATGTGATCATAGACTTGTAATAATCAGTTAGATCGGCTCTATCTTGAGCAGTTAAATGTGACTTAGTTACCTCATCATATGTAGCATTTCCGAGCTTTGCTATTGACACCCTATGTGCCGAAACTTGTTCGTCGTACTGTCGCATAATAGGAGAAAGATATGATGTATGATTTGCTAAAGCCTGTATGATTGGGTCTTCTATAATAATACGCTCACCTGCTAGTGGATAGCCAGCAGAAGTTACCATACCTTGCGTTGTGATATTTCTAAGGTCTTTGGATAACGCTTGAATGTTCATTCTGCGTTTGATTATTTCTTCGTTGATCTCCTCACCAGGGTTAGCTGATAGAGCTTTACCAAAGAATGGAGTTGTTATTGGATTAAGGTACCTTGCTTGACGTCTGACCTCTCTCCCCAATGTACCGAAGGCTTGTGAGGCACCTTCCATAATACTCTGATCAGACCCAGCGACAAATGCTTCGTGCATCCTTGTGTATGCTAATCCAGCACTACCGAACATTGCACTAATTGCCGCCTTTGTAGTAGCCTTAAGAGCCGAGTCAACATGTTTATCTATTCCACCAGTACCCGTAATGCGCTCAGGGGCAGCAAATGGTTGTAGTTTAAGTGTAGTAACTATCTCTTCACCTTGTTGATCTATACCTTCTACTAATCCAGCTCTTATGTTAGCTCCGCTCAAGGCTCCCACCATCTTTATGAAGGGAGGCAATGGTATATCTAATACACGTTCAAGTGCGCGTCTATAGTTCTTACCATTAACATCAGCTCTACCTGATTCTCCAACATTAGAGAAGTTAAAGAAAGCATCTGCTGCCTCTATGACCGCAGAACGAAAAAGACCAAACTCAGGACTTATTGGAATTAGTACGGCTTCCCAAGGAGGTCTGCCAGGAATAAAAAAAATTGCGTTACTCGTCCTCTGATCATCAGAGAATCCATTCCAGTAGTAATCATTGTATGACCATGACTTGCCTCTTTCAACAGGATCAGGCCAAAGTTTATCAGACGCTTCTGATAGCATACTATTATAAGCAAGCTCTGTCATCGTTGGGAAGCCGACAACACCCACCATCATCGGAAGTATCTTATCCCAGTGCTTCATCATGTGAGAGCCGATTGAGTTCCATGATTGTATCATAGCACCAGAGAACGGAACACTCGCATTAAAACCCTGTATAAAAGGCGATGTTCCCATACGAGTTACATCACCAGCCACATCTTTGGCTTCGCGCACGATGTTTCTAAGTTCTTTTCCTACAGGCATCTCGTCGTATTCTCTTAATCGACGCATAACTAGACCGTAGGCAGCGCCCTCATGTAATGCTGTATTGGCATTCTTCCAAGTTCGCCATATAAGGCCGGCTGCTTGAGTTCCCCACATCTGTTCGAAGTTAGGTAGATTTGCTTCAAACACACCTGTTAGGTCATTTGTGAATTGCTGTGATTGAACGGACGTTGCCAGTCTTCCTGTATGACGCTTTACATGAGAAGAGTATGAACGAGCGTATGCTCTATCAAGCCTATCTCTAAGATTTGTCCAGAATTTAGGGTTAACATGCCCAGATAGACCTGTTCCAGTCTGTAATCTAAATGTAAGATGATTAGATATATCTTTGCCAGCCGTTGCGGAGAACAAATCCCAAGCACCAACGAAGGCGTCTCTGTTTGTTCTAAGCAACTCCATTGTCATTTTACCAGGATTGTACGTACCTAATCTCATTGCACGGTTTATTGCAGTTTGCTGTACACCAAAGGCAGCAGAGACCGGAGAAAATAACGATAAGTCACCAGTAGTAAAACGCTGGAACATACGCTTATGTTTATTGGCCATAACCATTATGTTGCCCCAATCTTCTTTTACGTGTAGGGCCGTTCTTAGATGTGTATCAGGAACATAGAAAGCGTACTTATCTCCTTTGTGTTGAACCCAAATAACATCGTCGGCAATGAGACGTTGGGTATCGATAGTAGCAAACCTATTATTAAGATCAAACCGCTCGGCTAATACTTCCCAGTCATCACCTTTAGCAATATAACCACCATCAACTTTTTTACCTGCATCATCAATTGCCGTTGATGCAGTCCAATCATCTGAGCCTTTGTCAATAGTTATTCTCTGCCTACCAACAAACCTTGGTGAGTCTATAGCCGATACGTTTTCGGGAACGCCTTCTCTATATAATCTACCCTGTTTATCAATGGCTATACCCGTCATACGAGCTAGGTAATTCCATTGATATGTTGACTTATCTATATGTTCTATAAAGTGGTAAGCATAGTTTCTAAGTGCTCCTACCGGGTCGCCTGGCGTCATTACACCTTTTGCATGAGTACGACTGCGTTTAAGCAAGTTACTAAACTCAGCTAAGTTCTTGCCTGTTGTTGATCCAGTACCAATGTACGCTCCCATCTTTTTGAATATTGAGGCACGTACTACTGCATTCTCTTTTGGAACATATACCCTTTGACCGTCAAGCACAAAGAGATTCTTTAATGCTGTGGCTGTTTCCTCGTCGAAGACTTTTTGCTTTACGGCTCTTTCAAGTAGATTATCGAATACTGCGGTATACTCATTTGCAAGCAGCTTAACTTCTGGGAAATTAAGTTCTATATTCTTTACCGTCGATTCTAGCTCACTCCTTGGTATCGGACTTTTCTTACCATCAGCGCCAGCTTGAGCGTTTCTCCACATTCCAGGCGCTTCTTCTGGTCTATAGTTCTCCAGATTACGCCGGATAGCCATCATTGCAGCTCTGTGTTCATTCATCAACACGTTCATTTGGTCGAGATTACTTTCATCCACTGCAATACGAAGCGATGCTAATGGAAAGTCGTCAGCAAGCTCTGTACCTGGTGCATGTCTTAATAGCCAACTTGCATCCGCATTAATCCTATTAGCAATCTCATCTCTGCTGTTCATATACTCAGTAAACATTCTACGTTTTTGAGGCCCGAGACGATTAAGCTTATCATCGAATGTATCTATAAAATCGATATTAAACTGTTCATACCTTCCGAGATGGTCTGCTTCTTGAAGACCCTGTATTTCCTCTGACTCCCCGTACACAGCATTACGAAACTTCTCCTGAACTAACTTACCTTCATCAATATAACGACCTTTGACTTTAGAAGCGACACTACGAGCAGCCGAGGCAGCAGGCGTAAGAAGTGGGTCTGTCGTTTGTTTGAGTGTATTGGGTATACCAAACTTGTCGAGGAACTTAGATGCCCCTGTCTCTAATGCTGCGCGTGTCCTTGCTGATACCTTATCATTGGTTTCTGCGACAGAATTGTCCTTAACATCATCCACAAAGTCCATGAACTTATTGGTTCTTGCTTGCTGACCAAGTATGTTACGTGTACCAGGCTGGGCTTTCTTAATCGTTCCTGCTCTAAACTTTCTTGCACCTGCGTAACCAAGGATACCAGCAGCAGCCATTGCTACAGCTATCTTAGCGTTGCGCCATTCCTCTGCCCTAGCAATCTCAATGTCTTGGTTAATCTGAGTCTGACGTAAGGATTCAGAGTCTATGTTTATTGTTTCGGGCTCTGGACTACCTGTGAGTATCTGAGCTTCTGCTTCTTCTAACTCTTCCCTTGAAATGTTTATTGTTGGTATCTTACCTGAAAGTGCGCGTTCACTAAATATAGTCGGCAATTCGGGATCATCCATAAGAGCGCGGACAGTTTGATCAATACCTATCCCAAGTCCAGCCTGTGTACCAAGTCTTATCTTATCTCCCTTAGTGAGCCCGCCACGACCAAACTTACGTAGGTTTCCTTCTATTCTAACTGCTGGTGTAGCTAGTGCGGCTGCTTTGCCGCCGACATTACCTAACTTGCCTAGCCAAGCTGCTGGAACAGGAACAGCAACCGATGAGATAATCCGAGAAGCCTGGTCTTCCAATGAGACTGGCTCTTTAATATTAAGGAAACGATTAACAGCTTCTCTTCCTCTAGCACCAAACTCTAGTAGTTCTTTATCTTTTCCACTTTGTAACGCTTTTATAAATTCTTCAGGAAGGCTACCACCTTTGCCAGCCTTACCTCGTTCACTAACAGCTTCGATCCCCGCACCAATAATTCCTGCTAACTGTGGTATACCTGTAATAACATCCGTAGGGCCAGCAATAGCCTGTCTAAAGATATTAGACGGTCGCTTTGTTGTATCACTTACTTCAGAAGCTTTTTCGGCCTCTACCACACGCATAGCTTCGTCTAGCTCTTCGCGTGATATATTTATTGTATATTGTGCCATTGTGTTACTTAGGCTCAATGATGTTTATTTTAACTAACTCATTATCAATATAGACTTTAGGTTCTTCATTACCTATCTGTCTTATTTGAACCCTATCTGAAGAGATGCCCACTTTATTAGTAATGACGCTCTTCAGTGTATCCAGTTGTTTTTTACTCCAAGCTGGTGGCGCTGGCCTAGCTGGTGGCGCTGGCGGACCTCCTCTCCTTCTTTCAGTTATAGTCTGTTGTTTAGGGAGTTGACCAACGCCAGTGCCTGGGACAAACTGCTTTGTTTGTGTCGTAGTTTGTGGGAGCCTTGCAGCCTGCACTGCCGGTGCTTCTCCTTGTATGAATAGTGCATTAGGATCAGTTATTTGCGCCAGGTTTCCCGTCGTTCCTACTGCCCGACTAATACCAGCCCCAGACAAAGCTTGCGCGGTTTTTGCACTCTTTAGTGCCTCATTAATGACTTTTATGTTTCTCAGTTGTGCGGCAGTATTTTCAGGCAAGCCTTCTGGAATGGTACCCGCATTAATCAATGCTCGTGTCAGTTCAGCTTTTCGCTTAACTCCGGCAGCAACTTTTGCCGCGTCAGCCTGACGCTGTGCCAGAGCGGCCTGAACTAAAGCTGCCATATTAGACCTGCCCTGCGCGTCGGTTTCTCGATTCATAGCAGCAGTAGGTTCAAATATAGTCTGCTTTAGTATGTCCATATAGTCAGCCATTATACTTCTCCGACATTCTCACTAGACGGCAACATTGCCAAGCTGTCTACCAGCTAATGCCTGAATAAGGCTGTTGGTTCTTTTGGCCATATCTGCCTGTCTTTGGGCAGCCTCAAATTGATTAATTGCGCCTGACGTGCCAGTTAAGGTAGCCGCTAATGGACTAGCACCAGCAGTAAACTGAGTAGGTATCACATTAGCTGCCTGGGTAATTGCACCACGAGATGTAGCCCCAGGTACTTGAACAGTCTGCCCACCAGTTTCAAGCAATCCGGCTGTATCCATAAGATATTTGTTACGCCCAGCGAGTAGATCGTTTCTAATCTTAAGCGCCTGAAGCCCAACAGGTTCTTCTGCCCCTCGTGCTAATGCCAGTTCTTTTCCTAATTCGTTCTGTTGTTTGCTCATAGCCCCTTGATTTATATTACCAATTCGTTGAGTAATTCCTTGTAAAAGAGGAAGATACTGTGCCTGCATAAGAGCATCTGTATTTGCTCTTTGTCTTTCTAGCAAACTTCTAATAGAGGGCAATGTAGGAGTCTCGTAAGGCTCTTCTATCTGTCCACGAGCAACATTAGCCAAAGAGCTTCGAGCTTGTTCTCCTGTTGTAGTTCTACTCTTTATAGCATCTAAAAGAGGATCAAGGCCGGGCGCTGTGGTCTCAAATACATTAGTCCCTTTATCATATACAGTCTGTATTCCAAACGGGTCTCTTGTGCCAGCAGTTGCTATTTCTTCTTTTCGCTTGGCAGCCGCCAGTTCCTCGCGCCTCCCTTCCTGCGTCCGCTCAGCTTCTTTTCGCGCTCCTAATGTGCCAAAAAGGCCCGAGCCAAGCGACACAAAAGGTGCTGCTGTCTTAAGTGCTTCAAGTAAAGCCATTAGAAACTCCCACTACCTGACCGTCCTAGACCACGAGTTGTTGTGCGTCTACCCGGTATATCTCGTTCACCCGCTGCTATAACATCTAAACTAGCATCTTGCGGACCACCACTCACAAGTCCTTGTCCACTTGCACCAACTTCAAATGCTCCTTGACGATCGAACAGAGGCTCAAGCCCAAGTCCGCTTCGTACATCTTGATCGAAGTTTGAAAGACTTGTCTCAGTAAATGCATCACGTTCGGCAAGCCTTTCAGACAGAGTGCGTTCTGGACGCCCTAACTGGAATTGAGAGATATTACCAAGAGCCTCATCACGGAGATCCGTCAATCCCAGCCTACGTTCTTCAGCTACATCACTAAGTGTTTGTCCAACACGTTCTCTAGCTGGCTCAAACTGCTGACCTATATTTAAGTTTGCAAGCTGCTCACCACGAGCAGACAGAGTACCACGGTTTATCTGATTAGAGAGTTCATTGAATGCTGCTGTCTGTTGGTCCTGTGTGATACGATCTGCAAGAGAGCCTGCTTCTGGCGATGCGGCGAAGTCACGGAAAGGTTGGAAGTCATCAAAGGCTGTACTTACATCACCTCTAAACTGATCACGAAGCCTTCCGCTTTCTTCACCGAGCAACTGTGCACCAGTGCCTGGATTAAAGAACGAGAGTAAATCTTCCAGGCTTCCAACCGATTCTGGTATACCATCTGTCTCTCTGTCAAATACACCCTGTAATCCGCGGTTAATAATGTCTTCGAACCTTTCTTGCTCAATCCCCGGATTAGGTGTTCTACCAAGCACTTGAGCAAGAACCGTATCAAAGTGTGGTTGTGCGAGAAACTCAGGTGGTATTGCTTCAGGAGCAACAGAAGGAGAAGGCCCACGAGGCAGACCAGTAGCAACTCCTGGTGTTTGTTCTCCTTCACCAGCAAGTTGCGCATCTTGTTCTGCATCTATTGCGGCATCTCTTGAAAAGAGAAACGATTCTAGAGGATCAGGATCGGCAGGAAGAAGTGAGGCTAATGCACCCACACCAGGAGCCATTAGACCCATTGCTCCACGAAGAATGCCTTCTGGAACAGACCCAGGCATACTGAAAAGATCAGGCGGACTAGCAGAAAAAGTAGACCTCCCTCCAGGGATATTGGGATCAGTAAATGTTATCTCATCCCCTCCAAGTCCAATTTCTACGTTAGCGCCTGGTGGTAAAGCTCCAGATTCATTACTCCTTGCAAAAGCACTTAATATATCAGGCGAGATTCCGTAAATTGGTGCAGTATTGATGGTATTAAGTTCAGCTTGATTATGCCAAAGCGGCGTCGTGAAGGTCTGTGCGGGGTCGGTCGGTTCGGTCGGTTCGGGAGCGAGTGGAGTAGAAAAACCTGGAAGACCTGGAAGACCTGATAGCTCATCTTGTATATCAGCATCATCACCAGTTCCACCAGTTCCACCATAACCTCCTTCGCCAGTTGCTTCTCCACCTTCCCACGACCACCCACCATAGTCACCAAAGAACTGCAAGAGTCCAGTATCCGGGTTGCGCGTCCCAATCCCACCACGTTGAGATAACAACCTAGCTTCTTCAGGTGATATATGAGCGACTAGCGTGTCATCTCCTTGCCCTAGATCACCGAGTTTCGGCAAGCCGGAAGGAGGACTATGACGAAAGCCTTGTGTATCATCTCCAGGTAGGTTGCCCGATGGTGTGACCGGATGACCTCTTGGATCAGATGTCCGCTGTTGGCGCTTTGTAATCGTCTGTAGAAGGCTCATCTTTGTTCTCTATACATTGGGCGTTATAATTAAAAGGACCATATTCCTGAAAGATTTGTTCGAGTATTGGATGATCTTTATCTCTTATAATGTTCTCGTCACATGATTCGGGACTGTCGAACGTCTCATTACTTACCATATTGATACATGATTGATGCATCATAAAACATATCGTTAGTACAATCTTAAACATGTGGTTCCTAAATAATCACCCCTTCTTACAATTCTTCTCCCACTCTATATTATGAGCAGCTACCTGCTCTTTAAGATGGCGAGACATCGACCCAAGGTCATCATTAGTAATGGTAATAGTCTTAGTCCAAGTGCATCCATTACTTACGAGTATGCCTGAGCAACTGCTTATCGAGATCATCGTCAGACATAGTGCTGACACTCGTATCAGTTTTGGCACGTTCAATTCCCTTTTCCATAGCATCCTTCTGCTGACCGGCTGCTGCACTCCTCTTTCCTGCGACGAACGCAACAGCCGGAACAGCAATCTTCGATAGCAGTCCTGTTATTACTTTGGCTACTACCGTTGCTATCATTACTTATCGTCCGCGTTTTTGGCTTGACCGATATTCAAACCAGCTAGATTGATAATTCGAAGTACTGCATCGATAGCATTATTATCGATCTTGGTAGGTGTAACTGCCGCAACTGCTGAAGCGAGTGCTATAACAGAAGTAATAACAGTCCACCATTCACCTAATAAAGCTGCCATGTCCATTACTTTTCTACTCCATGTAATTCAAAGTGTGGATAATCATTGAACCGCTGATCCTTTAGGTCGAAGTCACGGTCCCAGTCTCCTCCCCATCGTAGATTAACATCGATACCCGCTGCCAATCCAATAACAAACATTCCGAATCGGATGAATGGTCTTGGATCATTCCAATCTGGTACAGGGTATGGCACAACATCTACTGCAAGTGACGGACGTTTGTTGTGCATACTGTGTGGATAAGTGAGCCTAGACTTACCTTCTGCGTAGTATTTGTTCTGTGTCTCCGCTCCTCTTTCTCCTTCAAGTACCGAGCAATCTCGATAGATTAGAACCTTATTAAACACTCTTTGTAGATCAACATGACAACTTGATAATCTTTCATGCGATGTCTTAGACCATTTATTCACCATCTTTTCCTCCATTCCACGTCGTAGCTACTGGAGGGTGATTATCATTGTGCATATGCTCAAGACGACTTGTTTGCTTCTCAAGAATATTGATCCTTGCTAGAATACTTGCTGACTCTCTATGACGTCGCTCCATTGTTGGTGGGTCCATCATTGAAGAAATCACATTAAGTCTTTGTGCGTTTGTTTCAATAGTAGTCTGCTGTTTATCTGTGCGACCATCAAGTACTCTTAACCGTTTTTCAATGTCTATTAACTGTACTACAAGGCTTCTTATCTGCTGTTTTGCTACTGCTGCTGCTCCAGCAACTGAGAACAGTATCCCACCGATCGTGATAACCAGCTTGATATCAATTGCGCCATCCATTTAACTCTCTTCCTACTACAGGCTATTCATTGGATCGAAGTCAGGTTGCTTGTCTTCTGTAACATCTTCAACTTCTTCAACAACTTGCTTATTTCCAGGTGAATCCAGAATAGCTTGCCACTGCTGGCGTACACGAACAAAGGTAACAGCCTCTGACGCTGGAATCTGGGCCATGTCAAGATAGCGCAGAGTTAGGTTTATGAAGTTAGAGTCTATTTGCATTTTACCCCTCTAACGCATCAACACGAGATTGTAGAGATTTCACCGCACCTACTAGAACAGCAATTAACTCTTGATATTGCAGAGAGTGTGTATCTGACTCTTCATCGTACCGATATAATGTCCAGCTATCATTAATCCCCAGACCATCCATCGCAGACTTAACGTCTTGTGCCATTAAACCTGCTCTACGTTCTGAGTGAGTTATGGTCCTACCCTTTTCAACTTCCTCAACACTCTCAAACACAGGCTCGTCTTTAGTGCCGATAACATTGCCGTCTTCATCATGAACATCTTTTGACTCATAGACGGGCTTCTTGACGTTCTTTGTCACCTTCTTCTGCACTAACTTTCCGTCAACCTCAACGATCTCAGTTGAAGTAGTTCTCTTGGTTTTCATCTTAGGACGCTTTACTGTCGTTGTAATATCATCGACAACGGTGTCCTTAAACGTAAACCACCTGGGGTCAAGTGCTCCGATTATTGCGGCAGCTTCATCAAGTGCACCATGATCCGTTTTTCGACGTTTATCGGAAACAACAATAGAGTTCTGTACGTAGATAGTTCCAACTTCATAACTACTGTTACCAATTAGATAACTTTCTGTTACGTGTGGGAAGAAGTTATGTCCGTTGTTAATATACCAAGAGGGGTTTCCTCCATTAGCATAGAACGCAAGCCTGTTGTTTGCGTGGTCCCCCCTGACGGACATGACGTCGTTGTCATCCGGGTCTCCAAAGTAAAGCGAACCAAGATCATCATTAGGAGTTAGTATTGATATACCTGCACTTGCATTACTTTCAATGACTAGTTCGTCGGCGTCTGTGTGTGCAGTGACAGTGCCAGCAGTTCCAGCACTCTGATAGTGGATACCGTCGCCGTCTGGATTGTTTGTTCCAATCCCTATTCCTGCACTAGCCCATATACCTAAAGTATTGGCTGCCGCAGCATATAGGCCCATGTCAGTATCGCCAGAGAAGGTCAAACTTGGAGCGTCATAGGCTCCTGATGGAATGGTTACAACACCACTTCCTACAGTAAGTGCTCCTGTACCAACAGCCCCAGTAGTTGTGATGGTACTACTACCGTTATCGATCGATCCGAATCCACTAGTAATAGAGCCAGCGTCTAAGGCTCCTGTCGTAACTATGTTTCCACCACCAACAGAATGACTAGCAAAATACGTCGAAACTGTATCGACGTTTGTCATACGCATCGTGCCAGCATCATTGATGAGTATACCATCTCCGCTAGCTACTGATGTCGTGCCGCGTGCTGTGCCACCATCGATTAGATTGAGTTCAGCAGTAGTGACTGTTGCACCATCTAAAATGTTCAACTGAGCAGCAGTAGTTGTTACGGCTGTACTACCAATCAACAACTTGTCTTTAACAATGTCAATAACCGCACCACCAGCAGTTAACAACTTATCTGCGCTCTCATCCCAGAGTATAAATGCACTACTAGTATCACCAAAGAACTTGACATCCTTACCTGTTCCGTCAACTCCAACTGTCAACGTCCCATCAAGCTGAACATTACCATCGATGTCTACCGCGTCGAGGTTAGCCGTACCATCTACATCAAGATCGGTTGATACATCTAGTCCTCCAGTAATGGCCCACTTGCTGCCAGATTCGTCCCAGTTCATAACTATAGTTGCATCAGCACGGAACTCTATATCTTGCGCTTTGGTTCCATGCGTGTTGCCGTAAAGAACAATGTTACCACCTTGGTTTGTGGCAGTGTCAGCCGTTATTGATAGAGCGCCATCGGTGTCAGCACCGATTATATTAGGGTTAGCATTACTGAATTGTAAATCGTCTGACAAGGTTAGACCGGCAAGAGTCTTGTTAGTAAGAGTTTGAGCATGTGACTCAAATACAAACGTATCATTGCCAGTTAGCAGAGGAAGAGTAACTGTCCGATCATCTGCCAACTCATTTACAGCAAACACATACTGGTGATCCTGAGATGTATCGTTTATCTGAGGAGCGTTCAATACCTTATTTGATAGCGTCTGAGGAGTATCTCTTCCAACAAATATGTCAGTCGTAACTGAAGCATCATATGGAACAGTCCACACATTTGTAGTACCAGTAGGGATATTAGAAACTTCAAAGTTCCAGCGTTTGGTTACATCCGCGGAATCTACGATAAAGAAGTCTTCATCCTTACGAGCAGTACTGTCAATGAGTGTGATTATGTTTCCATTGGTCACATCATTGTCGTATGATGTTGGATCAGACGTATATGTGTTGATAGTGACACCAAATCTACCACTATCAGTTAAGAAGGTATTAACGGCATAAGCTGTAGAAGCTGCCCAAGCTCCGCCATTCTGAATGTTAACGGTGAAGCCTTCCCAACGACCAGCGTTAGTCGCACGATCGGCTGCGAACGTACCACTCGTCGAAGATGTGTGAGCAACTAGTGACTTCCAAAGACTGCCAAGATCAGGGTCTACGTATATATCATCTTTGGAAATAGAGAGAGAATTATCCCATACACCTTTGAAGTTTGTTACAGATATATACTTATTCAGCAGAGCATCAACACTTCGCTGGAAGTTATGATGAATCTCATGCCAAGGAGTCTTATCAAACTCGATAAGATCAAAGTTGAAATTGGCAGTCACAGCCATTAGACATCAATCTCCGTTCCAACAGCCTGGATGTTCATAGCCAATGCAGAAGAACCACCAAGCGTATAAGTAACGGTATCACCAGCGGATAAGTAATACTCAATCGGAGCTGGAGCGCCAGTAGTGTCTCCATCTACACCTGTTGCCTGGGCCGAAAGTGGCCCCTCTTTTATGGCATTAGGACTCGAAAACAAGAAGTTAGACGCTGTTATATTACTGTGAACCATCACAGCGATACCGTTTATCGTAATTGTTAGGTCAGTAGTCCCATCAGCCGCACCTTTGCACTCGTAGAATATGCGTACCAAAGCGGCTTTAGCACTTGGAACAGTATAGACGGTAGTTGTTCCTGCCGTCAGGGTCGATCCTTCACCCAATACACCAATCTTGTCGCTCATGGACGACTCCTATCGGTTAGCTAGATTAAAGCTCATGGTTCCATACGCAAGACGCGCAGGGATACCCGTTTTTTGCTGCAAGTCATCTATCTCGTTCTTGATAGTCTGGAACTGAGTACGAAATTCAGACTTTGAAGCCTTCTCGCCATCGGCGGGAATGGTGACGTTAACTTCTGATGCCATGCTATGCTACCCTTATTGAACCTGTTAAGTATGCGAGGGTCAAAGAGATAAACTTCAATGGCCCATGTGCGTCTCCGTACATTCGAAGTTTCTGGATTTTATAGCGCGCAGGCCAACCGTAAAGACCTTCATGCTTTGTCGGTCTCCCACTGCCAAAATCCTGTCCGTATGCTTGTTTGCCGAAACCAGGAGCTTTGCCCCCAACAAAGTCCTTGGTTATAGCGGGTGATCTTACTGAGTCGTACCAACCAAATCCATCGTCCCAATATCCTTCATCATCTTCCCACTTCTGTCCAATGTAACCTGGGTCTTCTATAAAGTTATCGGTATACATATCTACCTTGAACCTTGCCATTCCCTCGGTATCAAAGTTGATATAGCGACTCTGTTTTAGATTGAATCGTTGATTATGATCAGCCCAAGGAAGTTCCCAATCAAACCTTATGGGAACACCACTATCGTTGTCATCACTATGTGGACTCCAACCGTGGCCATCTCCAAATGCAGTGTCATCGTCCCACATTTCTTCTGACTTTTCGAAGTCTCTATATATCTTATCGTTGTTGTTACCCATTATGTAGACTTCACTACCCTTTATTATAGAGAAGAATACTCGTTTCAGTTCTGATCTACAGGCTGCTCCCCAATTCCAATCCCTAAACTCTTGCCACGCTGTAATCTTTAAACTCTCTATCTTCTTTAAGACAAACCCTCTAGTTTCTACCTTATTGGTTATGGTAGTCCACTGTGGGATAAACAGCATATAGTTATAGTCTTGGCTGTCGTATAGGGAGAAAGCATAGTCTTCTAGAATCTTAGTAGAGGTTATAGCGTTGACATCTTTCTGTATCTCTGGGTCAACAAGCTGACTAAAGCGTTCTGGTCTTACATTACCAGTGAAGAGTGCACGACGAACTGAGCTTACACCGTTTGGATCACAGAACAGCATATCATCACCTAGAGACTGGATTACTCTATGTGAGATGGTTCCATGATTCTCAATTGCATCATCGAATGTTGGTGTGTGATCACTACCAGTAAATGTTCCTAATGTACCGGGTAGAAGTGCCTCTTCGAAAGCAACAACTAGTCTATCACGAAAGCGTCCTATTCCCTTAATTGTTTGGTCGCCTATCGGAACCCGCGAACCAAGAGACAGCGTTACACTATCATTAGGATCAGGATCACCTAAGAACACACCAGATGTATCAGTGGAACTTATATGTAGAGCATCACCATCTTCTGGGTCGCCACCAATACAAAGATAACGTCCATGTGTAACGGCATAACGTCCTATAGGCGTGTTAGCATTACTACCAGTAGCGGGATCATTTAAGAACGTGCATAGATTTGTACCACCATCTATAATGAGCGGTTTGTTTACACCATTGTGTATTGTTAGATCGCCGTTGAATACGGCAAAGGAACAGAACTCTGTGGTATCCCAACCTGAAGGGCTTCCTGGTAAGTTCTTTGCAAAGTCATCATCCCATATGATACGAACTTCGCCGATAGAGTTGATACGAACAATCTTACCGTTAGACCCTACAGCAATGATCTGCCCATTAAAGTAGTCCATGTTAACAATCTCTTCGATGAACTCACTTGTGTCAGCGAAGAGACGTGTTCCAGGGCGCACTTCTAATGCTCCATCTACGGAGCGTTGCATGTTCTTGAGGGTCTTTGCGAATCTTGTATCTAGGTTTAGATCGTTGTCAATAACATTCCACCCGCCACTAAAGTCCCTAATAGTAGCGTTACGCAGAAATTCTCCGCGTGGAATACGTACACGTTGACTTAGTCTTGTTGCCATTATGTTGCGAGTACAGTAAACTCAAATGATCTCGGGTCCGTTGTCACTGGGTCAAGTGAAACTGGATGGCTGCCCAGGGAGTTTAATATCTGCTCGGCACGCTGCTCAAAGAGAGCTAACATACTGGCGGTTGCTTCTGGATTCGTTCCATCGTCCTTGAGGTATTCCCAGGATGCTCCAAGGACAAGAGAGTCTTCATCAAAGTCTATTTCGTCAGTACTTGTAAAGTCGTCTGGCTTAGTACGATATGTAACTTGTATGTCACCAGTTGACGCTTTAGGCCAGATAGTAAATATCCTCGATACATCTGGGTTGGAGGAGAAGTGTACAGGAGACGTACCATCTATAGTACTTGCGTTAATCGTTGATGGTAGCTCCGTTAGTGCAGTATTAGAATTATCAGGGAATATGTGTCTGATATCCTCAAATCTCTTAATCAAAGTAGTTAAGTCTGTTGTTACAATTCCATTAGTTCCATCTAGTGTATATGTGGAAGCATGTGTAGTAAATCTAGGCCAAAATGCCTTATCGAATAAAGTGTTGAAGGTGGTCTGAATAAACTCTTCAATCGCATCTTCTGAGTAGAATTGAACACCAACACCTGCAACCATAGACAGACGTGTTTCAACTCTAGTCACAAGCTGCGTGAGAGTTTTAGCCATAGTCTTTTCCAATTCCGAGAAGCGGGGACGAGAAGGGGAACCGTCCCCGACTTCTCTTCATTGCTTTCCGTTAGGTCCGCAACCTTTATGCTTGAGCAACACCATGCATCTGAGCGTCGTTGATTTGTGCAACGACCTCAAATTCCACAGAGCCATTACAAGCAGTATGAGGTTGAACAGTACCACGGGGATCGCCAGTTGTCGTAGTAGCAGTAGTACCATCGGCATCTATGAAGAACACACCCTGAGTAACAGAGATGAGTGCATCAGCAGTGCCAGTAGTAGCTGTGCCACCATCACTAACAACTTCGATTGCGGCGTTTGAGCCGATCTTCGAAGTTGCGCCGTGATCATCAGTTGCTGATCCAGTGTCCAGTGAACCAATAGCTGCACTTGCAGCAATCGTAACACTTAGACCCGCAACAGCAGTACCACCAATCTCAACTGTGAGCGCAGTAGCACCTGATTGAGTAGCGATGTTGACAACTGTATCCATGCGAGTAACAAAACCAGCGTTGTTATTCACACCGAAGACTGTATCAGCAGAGACACAATCAATAGCGACAACAGGAATCTGACCCTCACCAACGGCAATGGCCACATCATCCTCGTACCACTCAAGGATACGTCTTGCAGCATATGGAAGACCAAGACGGTCATCCCAACCAACATCGAACGTATCGCCAGAAGCACCAGAAGCAGCCGCAATCGTATCGACATACTTAAATGCTTTCTCACCATAGATGGTACTAGTACCACTTAGAGTGATCGCTTCTGACATTATTTGACCCAAGTAGTCGCGTCCAGTAACGGTTACGACATGGTTTGAGCCCGCTGTACCGACCATAGTTAAACAACGTCCAAAGGTCGCATCAAGCATCCCAACAGTCGAGGTCAGAGAAGAGGAGCCACCGTCAAAAGTTGTTTCGAAGTCGGAACTAGTATAGGTCTGGGCCGACCCTGTGGCGCTCTTGTCGTTGAGGATGCCATCGGCATCAGCAGCCGCCGGAGCACCGAGCGACCCCGACCATCTTCCATTGATGACGTCAGCCGCCATCTCCATGCTTGGCACATACTGACTAATAGTACGTGGGAAGTGATCCGGTAGTTGTTTAGGCATTGTCTATCCTTTACGTTGCCAGTTCAGTTTCCTCACTAGGCGTCTGACGACTAGACTTGTTCTTAGCGGTCTTTTGCTCAGAACGTGTTTTCAAAGATCCATTTGACTTTCTTCCGACTACATCGCCGGTTTCCATATCAACAAGTTCTGGGTCTTCAAAGAAACCACACCTAACCATCTCTGCCTCGGTTCTTATACGAACAGATGAACCATTTGGAAAGTATACCATCCATCCAGCGGGTTCGTCTTCAGTGTACTTAACGAGGTTACTATCGTCATCGTACTTGAACTTCTCTCGTTTTACCTCGCCACCAAGTTCGTGTACTTCAAATCTAGGTCTTACATCTGCCATAGTAGTTCCCCTTCTCCTACTATTTACTCGTTAATAAGAACTGCGTGAGTGCGGAAGGCTCTCCACATACACCATTGCCCTTGCCAGACAATACGCGAGCCAGTTGCATCGATCGTCCAAGGGGCGACCAACTCTTTGACTTTCATATTGACGTGCTTGAGAATGTGCAGTCGGAGGTACTTGGAGTTAATGAAGTATGCCTTGTTAACAGGGCAGTCTTCATCATACAACATTGTAATACCTTGATGTCGCACTCCAGTGAAGCCCAGGTCCATCATCTTCTTGCCAGAGTTGGACTCTGACATGTTAATGACAACCTTGTCACGTACCGCTGTGCGGTAGTGTCGGTACAAGTTACGTCCGGTGAGCATCACGTCTGGCTTATCACCTTTCAGTGTCAAGTCCATAAGAATGTCATCGAAAGCTTCTTCAATGTTGGTCGAGTCGATGTTTCCATTGAAGTCGTAGGCAGAAGTACGCCACTGAGTTTCAGTTGCGCGGTTGATATTACCTACAGTACCAGTTGTGGGATCGTCAGGAATCATAAGACCAAGTCCTTGAGGATCAGTGCCAGCACCACTAGCATAGAGGTACGAACTGAACTTCTCTTTGATGGACTCTTCGAGTACGTCCATCTTGGCCTTCATTAGTTTGAAGATCAAAGCCGCACCGCGGTTCTCATCTTCTTCCTGATCTGAAATGATGACTGAGCCAGCAACCCGCGCCCAGTTGTACGTCACTGTGTCAAACTCACTCGTTTGTGCTACGGGGAGTTCATCATAGTACTCATACGAACTGATGTTTGGGTTACGACCAACAGTCAGAGGATTGGTGATCTCGTGACCACCGTCTTCAGTCTCGACACGCTGATTGGCGAAGACCCAAGCCATAAGAGAGTTAGACTTTACAGAAGCCATGATTAGCTTCTTACGGGACCGCGTCAAGGTTGCGGCGAGAACAGTGGCAATAGGAGTACTAGCCATGTTTTCTCCGATCTATTGATTAAGTTATCCCAGACTCATTGATGGCTTGTCTAATGATGTCGCTCATCGATGTGTCAGCGGACACTGCTAGGTTAGCTTCATCTGTGCTACTTGCATCAGGGACGATGCTACCACCAGCAGGGACACTTTGCTGTGTATTACCACTTCCGTTACTTCCACTCTGTTGTGCTTCTCTTGCATTTTGAATGTAAGTACCGAGAGGAACCTTCCAATCTAATCCACGAGATGCGTAGAATGACTGGAGTTTGTAATACGCGGCGTCAAGAGATAGAGATTGGTCTTCTTCTAATAGCCGGGCAACCGCGCCTTCATGGACCTTAGCGTCAGGAAAGCGGTCGAAGAAGTCATTGTATATGTTTGTTGCTTCTTCAGTTCGTCTTTGTGTGTCAAGTTCCTGCTGACGTGCTTCTGTCAGCGGTTGAATAGCATTGTTGATCATGTCCTGCATTGACTTCATGTCAACACCATGACCACCAACGCCATCTACATTTATACCTTGAGATTGTGCTTGTGTCAACAATTGATTTATTGTTGCGGAAGGATCTTGCTTAAATGATTCCATCAACTGGGCACCAGCAGATAATTCATCAGGTGTTAGGTTGAATTGTGTGCCTAAGCTTCCACCATCTTGGTATGCTTGGACTTGTGCACGTAATTCTCTTAATTCACCTTGTAGATCACGGTTTTCTCTTACTGTTCTTTCGTAGACCCTTCGTTCTGCTCCTCCTCTTGCAATGACTTCTCCACCTTGTCCAACAAGGTCTTGGGGACCACGATTCTCCTGAGCTTGCGGCTCGTTCGAATAGCCTCCACTATCGGCTGTAGGTGCTGATGTTTCATCCGACGCCGAAGTGTCCTCTGTCGTGCTATCTGTCGTCTCCGAGTCAGAATCATCCCCACCTTCTCCTATACTTGCAAGAATCTGATCATCAGTTGTTAATATATCGTCTGCCATTTACTTTCCCCTTCTACTGCATAGTTTGGCCAGCAGCGCCACCTTGTTGAAGTGCCGCAACAACTTGCTGCTGTAGTTGTGGCGGTAGTTGACTTAATAACTGTTTGATGGCTTCTTTAGGATCGGCTTCTCCACCGCCACCACCTGGACCTTGCTGCGCTTGTTGGGCTATAGCCTCTTTCAAAGATGTCCAGTCTTCTTGTTTCATAACTATTTCGTCGAATGCCTGTTCCATAACCTGTAACATTATAGTTAGAACTGGTCCCGGTGCAGCATTTACAAACTGACCTAGAACTTGGCCCATCTCTAATGCTTCTGACTTCTTAGCTTGACTGGTTGGCTTCTTAGAACTTCCACCTACAACGCGCATCGAGAAGTTTGCTCTAATCTCTTCTGGAGAGTAATTGACCCAACCTTCAGCCTGTTCTCGACCAATGAATGAAGCTACCATCTCCTGATCCATGTTTATTAGACACATTTGAGCTAATCCCCAGCCGATTGCTCCGAGCCAGTCTTCAATTGCGTCTGATTTCTCGTCAACCCGCATGTTACTAGCAGATACATTAGCCTGAACAGCGTCGTTGGTTGTATTGGTCTTGAATTGCGCTCCTCTAAGTGTCTCAGAGACAGAGCTTATACGATCAATAGCTCTGTACTTTAACTCTTTGTCATATAACTCTCTTATGTTGATTCCTGGTGGAATAACAGAACCAATAACATCTTGAAGTCTGAATCCTTCAGGAAGATCAAGTCCTCTTGCGGTTCCATCTGGACCGTTAAGGACAGCTTCTACATCATCTCTATTAGTCAGGTTCTTATTGAAGAATATGTTCTTACGTGCCCATCGTCTCGCTCTTTTCTCTTCATCGTTCATCTCATTGATAGCGTCTTGCTGATCTAAGTAGTAGGATACTTCGCCTTTAGTCATTGGGCCAGCAGGACCAAGATGAAACGTGAGAGGATAGATCGGGTAGAAGTTCTCCAGTTGATAAGGATCGTCCCAGACCCACAATGGCCAAGCCCAATCCTTATCACTAAAGAGTAATAAACGTCGTGTAACTTTGTCCCAGACAAACCAAACTAACGTAAGCTGCGCCGCCTCGAACGACTCTTCGTCTTCGAACCCGTGGTCTTTGGCGCTTTTTCCGCTTTGGAAGAGGGAGAACGCGTCGATGTCTTCGTGACTGTCTTCACCATCACTACTCATCCTCATTATGTGTGTAGGGGCAAATATGGACTTCCACTGCTTACTGTCACGGTCCTTGGTTGCATAACGAGCAAGCAAGCTTTGAGTAGGCATGAAGTCACTTACCATGATCCACTTAGCATCTGAGGCATCCATTTCCTCTGATGCTGGATCAACTAGAACTTGGTGCGGCCCTTTAAATTTCGCCCAAGGCCCAGCAGGAGTTAGAATAGCTATGTTCTTTTCGAGAGTCTCCAGTTGGCCTTCTAGTTCTTCTATCTCTTTCGTAGTATCAGCTTTTAAGTATCCTTCTGATATACGTTGTAAATCATCAAATGCTTTATCGGATGAGTCATCTTTAAACGTCCATCCTATATTTATCCATGATCTGTTGGTAAGAAGAGATGTTACAACTGCTCTCTTTGCCTTAGACTTTAAACTAATTCCTGGGTGGCTTCTCTTTGCAATAATCGCGTTTACAAGCCTCTCAACTTGTGTTGCTGCACGTTGAAACTGTTCAGAATCTGTAGTGATTTCTATTGATGGATTCCTGGCGTATAGAGTTGGCACCATTGTTGTAACATTAGCGAATATAACATTCTCAGTCTCTGTTACGTTCTCGTTTATACGTTGGTTGCCGACATTATTTCCGACACCATGCCTTGATGTGATCTGTCTATGACCTGTCTGATCATTCTCGAAGTATCTTATTGCTTCTTCCCATGCTTCTGGTAGATCACCAAGCGACTTGATGGCGATCTCTTTCCGAGACTTCCAAACTGACCCTTGCTTATCAGATACGGGAATCTTAGAGTCACCGACTACCTTATAGGATGGAGCCTGCTTTCTATTAGCGGGTCTAGGCGCTTCAATCTCTCCGCCAGTAGTCTCTTCTATTGTCTGTTCTACTTCAGACGGTAGAGTTGGATCGTCTGCCATATCTTACCTTCTTCCTTATATCTTGTATATCGCGCTCACCCCATTTACGCCAACCAAGGTCTTTGGGTGCTAATTTTTTAACGAGGACAGCCACTTCTGGCCGGTGCGATAACATGTACTTGATTGTATCCATCGCATGGTCATTCTTATCTTTCGGCTTGTCGATGACATCGCCAGTTGTATCTTTTCTCCAGTAGTAATCGTTGATCTCATCGATGAAGAACTCCAGCTTATCCGATACATATAGATGAGGACTTCCATATGTACCAAGTATTGGGTTCTCGTGTCCACCTATAGGCTGTAGATACTGAGATACCTTAACAATACCATTAGCTATATCGTTGTTACCTCTAACACAGAATATATCATCATCAAGGAACATGGAGCTTATTGACTTGCCCACTAGATTCTTATTTCCTGAACTTCTCCTGAATATGGCCGGGTCTGACAGGAGATGACCATCCTGTGGCAATGTATACTCTGCTCGTTGAGCTTTTATAAGCTCAATATGATTGTCTACACTTAGCTCTTTCTCGTACCATCCGTCAACCAAAAAGACATTACCCCTAGAGTCTGCAAAACCCCACATATAACATGCAGGAACTGCCATTCCGTAATCATACCCTTCAAGTATTGTGATGTCTTTATGTGTTTGTCTCAAGTTACGAAAGTAGTTCAAGATAGAGTCGTGACTGAGAACGTGTATCGCCTCTTCCCAACTTGGATAAACCAGACCCTCATACGCCGCCCATTTACCAAGTAGATAGCGGTCCCGCATCTGGCCCCTATAAGTAGATTCAAGCGTTTGTATGAAATCAGCTTCGAGGTTTTCTTTGTTTTCGTATGTGCTTCCTTCGAAGAGGTCAAGGATTGGGATGGGTCTGTTGTTTTCGTCTCTGACAAGGCTTCCATCCTCATCCATCTCACACATTAGATCATCACTTATAATTCCCCTTGCTTCAAAGTCTTGTAAAGGTTTAACTAGTTTCTTGTATACCCAGCCTCGGGTCGGATTGCAAGTAAGTATGAATTGTCGAGGCCCAGTACGGGGCATCTTCGAATCCATGCCTTCGTATCGAGTCATTCCTCTCAGTCTTCCCAGTAAATCCAGAAAGTCTTTGTGAACGATCTCTGGGTCTTCCATTTGATCCACGATAATCCAATCGTATGTCGCAGATAGTAGATTGGATGTAGTACTGTCTTGTGATCCCTTTCCCTGCTGTGCAATGTATCTGAAGTTGATCTCCGTTCCGTTTGTCAATGTACAAGTGTTCGATGCATTCTGTGATTTTGGAAAGCTCTTTATCCAAGTCTGTGGGCACCACTTTAGAAACTCCTTCCTGATTGTATCGTTAAGCTTTGGATATGTAGAACGTGCAATCAACCCATTAGACCCTGGATAGTCTTTGGCAAACTCTAATGCTTTGATACATGCAGCAGAAGTTTTCCCATTAGCAAATCCACCGCCAAAGACTTGTACTTTGGCAGTGGACTTTAGAAATCTCTCTTGCAGAGAGTCTTCATATAAACGGAATGTGGACATTAGTAAGAAACACTTATATTAATCGATACGAGCCCAATCAGTATTTGCCAGTGCAGTAGAGCTACTAACATCAGTGCGTTGTGCAATCCAATTCTGATCATTGGTTGTGTCAGTTCCTTTCTGTCCAACGAAGGATGGAGTAGTTGTACCATGTAACGCACTAGCTGTAGAAGTTACACGATTGTATTCGTTCTCTGGTCCTGATCCACTGCGACCACCACCATTACCACTTAGATCACTAACTGTTGCCATTACATTACCTCTTTATGTTCAACTGTTATCGTCGGTATATCCTCGTCTTCTCTACGAATATGTTCTATCTTTAATCCGCCTTCAACTTTATGTCTATGCTCAACGACATCATTAGGACGATGGCCAGCACGATCAAGAATATCACGACTAGCAGCCTGACGGGCTGCCTCATTATCGCTATTAAGCGAAGACGCCATAACCGCAGCAGCATTCTTAGCTTGTAGCCTGAAGAAAGATCGGACGCCATCTTCGTCATCCAATACTATAGACTCAATGAACTCACCTTGCACTTTATTGTAGACATCACTAGTTCTGATAGTTCCGATCTGATCTTCTGTTAATCCCGTGATAGTCGAGATGTCTTTAGTTGACACTCCGAAAGCACTATAGCACATTATAACAGATAGAGTGTTCATTTGTTCTGGCGGGGCAGGTAGGTCTGCTATACTTTTATGTGACTCAACATGACTACGCTGTAGTTGTTCGTAGTTAGGAATAGGAACAAGTAAAGTCTCTTCATCAGCGATAGGACAGCCATCTTCAGGATTGATGACAGTCCCATCAGCTAATGTAAGTGGTTCACCACCTTGAGGAAGAAGTTGGTTCATCGGCTAAACGGTGCATTCCCAGGCACCCTCAGAGACTTCAAGAAGTATTCGAACAATGGTCTTGTTCGATCAGCTTGGTGGATATTTGGTAAGAGCATATCCTTCGCTAGTTTACCTGACGGTATTGCAGCACGAGAGGCTTGGCCCACAGGTGCTGCACCTGCTAGAAGACCCAAGAAGCCCATGAGAGCCTCCAACTTATCTCCTTCTCCTGTAGACATGGGTTCTCCCCCCATGACTTGTGCGCCTGTTCGACTAGTAAGCTGCCGTTTGGTTGTTGGTTCACGTTTATCTAAGAAGTCAGGCATTATCTTATTCCT